AGATAACGGTTGGCGGCAAGGGCAGACATCTGCTCTCCTCCCTCCTTGTGACTCCATCGTCCGTCAGCGTCTTCGATGCTTTGTGAACGGGTGGGAGAGCCGGCAATCCAAATGAAGATGGATGCCAAGGCGAGGTCTTTCTGCTTGTCGGTAGCATCCATTGCCGCTGTACCGGGTTCAACCTGTGCGTCAACGAGTGCCGACATCATTGCATCATCAGTAATGTCGATATTCCTCACCTTCCCCCTAAGATAGGATTCTATAGTGAATGTCTGCTCTTGCTCTGCCATAACTATCAGTGTTATATGTTACTTACTTGTCTGCCTGCACCTTCAAGATTGCGAGGTCGTGGGTGTTGCGGAACACAGGGCCAGCCTGCAAGCCGAAGTCCACGATGTTCTTGATAGGACGCTCCTGCCATGTCGACAGCACTGCAATTCTGTCCTCAACGAAAGAGTACAGAGCGGTGTTTGCGGTAGGACCAGCCTTCAGACGGTCACGGTAGATGGAGTTCGTGCACTTGATGGTGAAAGGCTTGAACTGGCTGTTTGCGGCCACCATAACCTTCGGGTCAAATGCGGGCTCGTCCAGCTGAGGTTTGCCGTCTTCCTCGTGACGGGTCTTGAAGTCGATGACATCGAACAGCCAAATGTTAAGACCGTGGATGATAGCGAGCTCCTCGTCCTGCGTAAGCAGTAAGCTGCCCTGCAACGATGTGTTGACGTTACGGAACTCAGCACGTGCCATACAAGCGGAAATCACCTTCGGATGGGCAAGAAGCTTGTCAAGCAGCGTCTTGCTGATCTTCCAATGGTCTACGGCGAGCTGCAAGCCGTCAGTCAGATACTTCTGCATGTCCACGATGTCCTTGACAGGATCAGCGGCTTCATTTGCAGAACCGTCCTTGTTGAACCACATGGTTGTGACATCGAGCTTGTGACCTTTCTCCAACGGGAACTGGAAGTCATACTTGCCACCGTCAACAGATGCCTCGTGGATCTCTGCGGTAGAGAGTGCGCTCAGCACCATGTGAGACAGCTCGTTATGAATACCGCCAAGCATGTTTGAGGAGTTCTGAATAAGACTGTCTACCATAAGGTTCTCGAACGGAGTACCCTCAAGCTTTGAACGCTTGCGGAGCATCTTGAAATCGTCCTGATCAATGCTGAAAGAGTGACCGAACTCAGGAACGGAACCCTTGTAGACATTCCATCCTTCAGTGCTTCTCTGAGGCTTGTTGCCGTCAGGGCCAAGGATAGACGCACGCACGAGAATCGGGGTCTCCTTCATACCCTGTACCCACTCGGTGTCATCGGTAGGCATACCCCAGTCAGCGTAGCGACGCCAGATAGCCTCATTGTATTTCTGATTAGCCGTGTTCAGGAGGACACCGAAAGAATCGGCTCCAAGGAACTGGCTAATGTCATAAGAATAAAGTGTGTTGCTTCTCATAAATCAGTCCTCCTTTTTTATTTGCGGTTAGAAAAATAGAATGCGCATCCAGCCTCACGAAGCTGTGTCTTGATGTCGTCAGTGATCGGGAACGTCCTGCGTGCGAGCACGGGATACTCACAGAACCATACTGCGTCGCCGAGACATGCCGTAGCATACGGGTCGAGGCAGATGTCACAATAGAGCAGGGCATTGGCCTTTACACCTGCCTTACCTACGCTCTTCGGATAGAGTGTGAGAATCGCACCTTCCTTTGCTGCTGCGGGAGCTGCGCTGAATGTTACTTTGTAGGTGTCGTCTGCATCCTCTACGGCGGTGACAGTCTCGCCCGTCGGAGCAATCATACCAACCTTTACGGGTACTCCCCACTCGGACTTTGCAACGGTGACTACTGCGCCTGCAACACTCTTTACTGCAATAGTGTAGATAGGAGTGATGGTACGCTTGTCCTCGTCAACGCTGACAGGTGCGCCTGCGGGAAGCACGTTTCCGGGAAGCGGAAGGTCTTCAAGATTGAAGCTGAATCCGCCTACCAGCATGTAAGGCTTTCCTTCAAAAACCTTACGCACACCGCCGTACTTCTTGGAGTACTTGACGGTCTGGTTAAATTCTGTACCTTGAATCATACTTCTGTTGAATTAAAATTGTGAACTATTTAAAACTCTTCCGCAGGGCCTCTGCGTCGTTAGCTTCTTTCTTAGCCTCTTCTGCACGCTGTTTGATATAGTCATCGACAAGGCTCTTGCCCGTGCCGCCGGAACCGCTGCCGCCAAACGGCTTGCCGCCGTCTCCGTAGAAGTCCTTGACCATACTCATGTAATCCTTCTCAGCCTGCATCTTCAGCATATCAATATCGGGGTTCTCGCCAATCTGCAAGTTTCTCACAGTATGGCTTAGTGCGGCCTCGTATGTAGCGTTCTTGCCTCTGAGATACTCGGTTATCTGGCTTCTTATTCCTTTTTCCAAAGCCTCGCGCTGTTGTTTGTTGTAAGTCTCGACAAAGCCGTTCATGGACTTGCTAAGTTTGCCGATTGCGCCGTCATCTGCGAGAAGCTGTTTGTTGTTCTCCGCCAACAGGTTCTTTACCTGCTCCAAGATGTCGTCGTTAGTCTTGCCGCTGTCTCCCTTGCCCTTCGCAGGCTCAGGATTGTTTTTCTTTTGTGCGGCCTCCCACTCGGCCTTTGCGTTCTTGACAGCCTCGGCAATGGCGTTCTTCTGTACCTCTGCCTGCTCTGTCGTCCATGTCTCCTTGCCTTTAGCAATTCCGTCTGCTACGTCGTGTCGATACTGGCCGACAAGTGAGCTGAGCATTTGAACAGGCACTTTCCATGTATCGTCTGTAACCTTGTCGTCGTCTGCGAACATTGGAAGTGCAGCCGTAGCGATCTCATCATAACTTCTATCGGAAACAGCAGCCGCATTATCTCCGAGTCTGCTTCTTAAACCCTCAATAAGAGATTCTTTCTCCATTACTATAAAATTTAGATTGTTTATGACAAGTTTTTCT